ATAATTGAACTAAAAACCAAGTATTCAAAACTTGGCAAAGTAAAGAAAGATGGTTCGAGGTCTTTTAGTCGTGTTTCGCCTCCAGCTACACCTAGCTTTAATCACTTAGTACAATGTGCAGTTTATGCAGCACACTATGCTTTTAAAGTTCCTGTTTATTTATTGTATGCAACAGATGGTGGTTACACTATTTTTGATAGTGTCAATTGCAAGCATCTAACTGTTGAAGGCATGCAAAAAAATCTTCAGATCATGAATAGAACTTTCATGAGAAGAGAAAAAATCCTGGCACAATTTCAAGATCTAACAAGAGAAGAAATTATTGAAAATGCAGTTGCTATGATTGATCCAAATTTTGATCATCCTTATGCCTGGAATGGATTGCCTGAAGAATTATTAAATCAAGCTAAAGAAATGTGGAAGGTCGGATAATGCCTTACGATAATTTTTTCAAAGATTTTTATAGACAGCATAAAGCTTGTCAAAAGAGAAGAGCAGCTCTTATTCAAATTATCAAAACTGTCTCAATAGCTTTAACAATAGGAGTAATAACAATATGGCTAATATAGATAAGCTGGTCCAGGCTAATAACGAATTTAAGAAGTCGTTAAATGGACAAACAATTTCAATACATGGCAAGGACTATGCAACAGTTGCATTAAGAGTAGCTATTGCAAGAAGAGTTCTTGGAACATCATTAGATATTGTAACTAAAATAATTCACATTGATGCAGATAAAGTGGTCATGCAAGCAGACATTTATGTTGATGGCAAGCATGTATCAACTGGTCATTCAGAAGAGAATAGAAAAGCCTCAAGAATAAATCAAACAAGTGCATTGGAAAATAGCGAAACATCTGCTGTTGGAAGAGCTCTTGCTTTTTGTGCATTTATTTCTGATGGAATTGCATCAGCTGAAGAAGTTTCTACTGCAATAGAGCAGCAAGACAAAAAGATCCAAACTGCAATAGCTGAATTAAATGCTGTTTCACACAAAGGATCTTATCAAGAGTGGATCTCCAAAAATAAAAACTTTTTGAGTGAACTGAAATCTAAAAATCCGATCACTTATCAAGGTTTCATGGAGCAATTCACAGCAACTAAAACCAATCTGATTAACAAAGGAGTTATTTAATATGTCAGATCAATTACAAGCAAAAGAAAGACCAGATCTTGGAGCTGCGTTTATTTCTACAAACAAAAAATCTCCAAGTTCTTACGACATGTCAGGCACAATAGTTGTCGATGGAGTGAAGCACAGATTTGGTGCTTATAAACAAAAAGCTTCTGGCAAAGGTAAGATGGCAGAAGGAACTGAGTTCTATACTTTTTACAGAGTGGAAAGACTTGAAGATGATGGAGCAACAGCTGCTGATACTTCATTCAATCCATCGGAGTTAGAAGCTTAATGAACCCAGACAAATTCAAATCTGTAGCTATCAACATTAAGACTTACCAAATGTTGGAACAGCTTTCACAGAAAAAGTTTGAGTTGCCGATCTCAATGTCAAAGACAGTTGAGTTCTTCATCCAAAAAGCACATGAGGATTTCGTATCTAATGCAAAGAAAAAATCTCAATAAAAGATTAGAGCAATTAGAACAATCCAGACAAGAGGATTATGGATCATTCAATCGCAATATGAAAAAAATTGCAGCTGCTTGGTCCATCCTCTTGGATGAATATTTAGTTAAAGATATTCCAGGCTGGATCATTCCTCTTTTGTACGCACAAGCAAAATTAATTAGAGCAACACATAAGTTCAAAGAAGATACTTACGATGATGCTTTAGCATATTTGGTCCAAGCACATGACATGCACAAAGAAAAATCAGAAGAGATTAATACCGATGAGTTACTTGGAATGGAAACTAAACCAAGAACTAAATCATCGGATAACTTTTGAAAAAGATGATGAGTTTAGAAAAGAATACAAGGAGTATTTAAAAAATGAGTACCGATCAAAAGAAAAAATCAGAAATTTACAAAAGTAATATTATCCATTTTCCTAACTGTGAAAAAAACAGACAGCTTGATGAACATGAACAGCTAATTGCAAATCTTGCATTTTCTATTCAGCAAAAAATGGAGTGCAGCAATTTCGACAAGATGGAATTGATTAGTGAAGAGATCAGAATGTTATCGAATTATGGCGAAACAATAAAGTTCGCACCAGACATATCAGCAAGGATTATTTCAGTTCTTGCTAAACAATACTTAACAAACTCACTTATGGAGGATTTAATATGAGTAAAAAAAGAAGAAGCTATTGCTCCATGTCTAAAGAGCAATTCCTAAATCCAGCTACTGGAGCTTTTAAAAGATTAGACAATACAGCTTGGTACATAAAGAAGAGAGATGACAAGCCTTGTTATTTCTTAAACATGAATACCAAGTTCCAACAAATGCCAGATGCTTGCTTTGAAGCAACAGCAGCAGCATCTCCAGCGATTGATGTTGAAGTTATCAAAAAAGATATAGCAAAATTTATGGAGGTTAAAGATGTCCAGAGTTAAGACTGATGAAACCAAACATTTTGCTCAGATGCTTGGAGCTAACATTAAATTTTTGAGATTGAACCAACCACAGTTTATGCCTCAGAAAGTTCCAGCAGCTCATCTTGGTATTACATATCAACAGCTTGAAAAATATGAGAATGGAAAAAATTTACCATGTGCTTTTAGAATAAAGCAACTGGCAGATTTTTATAAAGTTACACCAAATGACATTCTTAATCCTAGCTACATTCATGAGAATACAAAAAATTATGAAGTATTAGACAGAGGATTTGATGCAGAGGAGGTGGTCCTTGGCGATATATAAATCAGATTTTTTTCATATTGATATTGAAAAACAAGAATATCCAGATGCTGATTGTAAATACATGATCAGCTTATGGCATGAGCCTAAAACAACTGGAAGCAGAGAACTCATAGCAATTGGTCTAACAGATAATATGCCAATTATGCAGAGCACCAGGAACAAAGGAAATGTAGTTGAAAGTGTAACAAGACCACATGACCTTGAAATACCTACAGGTGCTGATGAGTAAAATAATTAAAACAACAACAGGAGAAGCAGCTTTCGTTCTTGAAGAAGTTTTTGAAACAGAGGCAAAAGCAACTGAAGGAACAGAGCCTCTTCTCCAGGAGGTTAAAGAATTGAATATTAAAATTGAAAATACAAAATGGAAGAAACAAGATGAATAAAGTTCCTTATAATTTACCTACTGATAGTAAAGTTCAGAGACTTAAAAGAAGATACCAAGGTCTATCAAGAGTAGCAGCTGCAATTAATGATCTATATATTTATGGAGTATATCCATCTAACTTTCCAAATTTATCATCAGTATTGGAACAAGCTAAAGATCATTGCAAACAGATAATAAAAGAAACAAAAGCAGAAATAGCTTTTATTGAAAATCCTAATGGAATGTATGACTTAGTTATGGATGAAGTTTTGGAGGATGCTGATGCAGACAAAAGCAATCAAGAACAAAATTAAAGAAAAAATAGTCTTAGATAAAACTAATCAAAATATAATTGCTGCTTTAAATGCAAAGATAGAAAAGCTGGAAACAGAATTATCTGAAATTAAAAATATAGAAAAGCAACATGCCTATATGAATGGCTTGATGCACAAAGAAATAGATAAATATAAACAAGAAATATTTACCTTAAAAAAAGAGAACTCAATATTTAAGGAAAATTTACAAGCAGAATTGTTGCGAAAGTCTAAGTGATGCCAATAGCTTATTTTATGATGCTGATTATAATTTCAGCAATTATTCAATATATTTAGAAAAAAAAACTCTCTCAGAGCCACAGAGACTGCGATCTTGCAGCCTCCATGACCTTACATACCTAATTAATTTTCGATTAATTGTGAAAAAATTGCAGTACCTAAATGTTTTCCTCTAGCTTTTGCAATTCTATCTTGATCCTCTTTTGATATATCGATCAAATGATCTCCATAAATTTCAGAGGTAGTTGTGAACTTAACATGACCAGCTTGACCTTTAACTTCGTTTTGGTCCATGTCTTGATCTCTTAAAGCTTTCATAAGTTTAGTACAAAACCTATGTCTAAATGTTTTAGTTGGATGACCTTTTAGTGGAGATGAATTTATAACAACATGTCCATCTCTTCTAACAGTTATGTCAGCTAAACCAGCTTGAGCATAACCTTTCCAAACTTGAGCATTTATATATTTGTAGCTTGCTGGACCAGCTTCTCTAATTGCTGGTAAAACAAAAGGATTATTTTTTTCAAATCCATCAAGATAATAAAACCACATCCTAAAGAATTTAACATTATCATCATCAAGATTTAATGTTCTTCTACTACCAGCATTTTTAAGTCTATTTAAATAACCACCTTCAGCAGTTATCCAAACACCTTCAACTTTTAATGTTCTAGCATCAAGATCAATTGAGGATCTCTTTAATCCTTGCATTTCAGATGCTCTTAAACCGAACATAAACATCAATGAAAATATAGCAAAACGCATAGCTGCATCTCTGTCCATATTCTTGGAATTTCTCCAATCATTGTAGGCATTCATGATTAGCTTAAAACAGACTTCCTGGCTTAACAGGCTTGTAGGTTTTTTAAGAATTAAACTATCATCTTTTGGAATGACATAATGGAAGTCATAGATCTTAAAAGTTTCCATATCTCTACAAACATTCCAACCTCTAAGATTGGCTTGAGTGATAAAATGCTTAATGTCTTTAACAGCATTTCTTAAAGTTTTGAATGGAACTCCATCATCATAAGCTGCTTTTAAGAAAGCCTCCATATGACCTAGTTTAAAGTTTGATAGCAAAACAGACTTATCCATATAAGGAACAATCCTTAATCTATAAGTTGTCATGTATCTTTTCAGAGAATGCTCAGTAACTCTATTAGTCTCATTTTTAAGATCTAATTTCATCTGAGCAAATTTGTAGAAGGCATCAACAAAAGTCATGCCATCTTTTGCTTGTGGTTGATCAGACTGAATAAGCTTAAACATAGCTGCTTGAGCATCAGTCTTTTTAATGAATGGAGATCCTTCAACTTTAACAGTAGATCTATCTTCAGTTAATTGGATTATCCATTTACCATTTTTTGGTGTTACTCTATATATACTCATATATATTTAGTATCTAACTGAGCTTATTCGGAAAGAGTTATTTACTCTAAAATAACAACCTACATTATATTCACTACATTGGATGACCAATACAGATAGTGAATTTAAGTGAATGTTTTTTAGGAACAAACTATTTTCCGATATTCCATAAGAGAATAAGAACATTTAGATACATTTTCCTTTCTGTTGTGTTTAACAACCAGGAAGTGAATGGAAGTATCAAATAAGATCAAATTAACAGTCAACTGCTCTACCAACTGAGCTACCGAGGAATGACTTGTAAAACAAAAGTTTTTTACAACACCTTAGAGTAACTGTAAATCAAATAGTGAAAAAAAATTCACTAAACCTTATTTGCGAAATAACATTCACAAACCAGTCAACACCTCTTATAGCATAGTTAGGATTATCTCATAGCTTAAATTCACTACAATTTAGAGTCGTTTTTTTAAAGGTAGGATATTTTTAGGTAGGATTTTTGTAGAAGTGATTTGTTTTATTTCTTTTTCTTTTTCTTAAAAGCTGATTTCTTTTTGTGAGAATAAGCTTTTGATTTCTTTTTTTTGTACATTTTTTTTGCTCCTATAATAATCAGTCATGCAGTCTTTCTCTGGTTCTTTACCTACAACTTGTATTCTACAAAACCTAAAATATTCTGGATATGAGACTACGAATGTTTCAGTTTTAGAACCACAATAGTTACAAGTTACCTCAACTTGAGATCCTGTTTTTCTTCGCATGTATGATTAGTTGTTTTTAGTTAGTTAGCATTTCCATCTGCGTCTAGCTTGTCTTAGTCTTGAGTTAGGATTTTTAGCAGCTTTTGGAAATCTCTTCATTTGACCAGCTGATCTGGCACAATAAGACTTTCTTCTTTTAGCAGCCTTAGATCCTTTTTTAACTTTGCCAGTTACAGCTGTTTTTAATTTTGAACCTGGATTATCTCTTCTATATTTCTTCACACCAGCTCTAGTCATTCCAGCACCACTCTTTGTGGATCTGTAATATTTTCTAGTTCTTGGTGGTTGTTTATCTCTTTTTCTAGGCATTTTACTCTGCTG